CTATACAAGTAACGGTTTTTTAGAGTTACCAAACGGTAGAAAACTTATCCAAGAAAATGCTAATCCTCAAAAGCTATTTAACTACTATATTCAGTGCCTAGAAACGGTAAATAACGTAAAAAAGCTAGATAAGCTAAAAGATTACCTAAAAGACAAGCAAAGTAAAGTCCTCTTAGTTGTATATGATTCAATACTAATTGACTATGCAGTATCAGACGGAAAAGGTACATTATCTCACATTAAAGATATATTGGAAGAGGGCGGATATAAGGTTAAAGCTAAAAAAGGCGATAACTATAACTTTTAACACTAAGAACCAACTATTTATTATGGAATTTATACAGTTAACACAAGATCAATTGAAGAATAAGTTATTTTGCACATTCTCTCCTAAAAGCAAGTTGGAAGAGGTTTTAGATACGATTAAATCCGAATATGTTATCATGTACGATAAGATATTTGTATTGGAATCTGAAGATTCTGACGAGTTTTTGTGCACCTATAATATTGAGGTTCAAAGTACCAATACAAGAGTACTTCCAAATACGATACTTTTACATAGAAAGAAGGAAACTAATACGTTATACACGATTAACAGTTTAAACCTTCTAATTAAATCCCTAAACGAGGGAATCTTAGACACGTCCTTTAGAGTAGAATGGCAAAATTACAGAAACACTGTATTGCTTACTCAAGGCGATGATCTTAGAAAACTTTCTACAAAAATCCACAAAATAGTTAACTTATAAGTTGCTAATTCGGATCTTTCTTCTTACATTTCCTTATAGAGTAAATTTTTAAACTAAAACAATAAGTTATGGCAATGGACCTATCTGCGATTAAGTCGAAACTTAGTTCGCTACAAAACCAGAAGTCAGGCGGTCAAAAAAGAGACATGTCTTTGATCTTATGGAAGCCTACACCAGGCAAACACTTCGTTCGTATCGTTCCAGCTACATGGGACAGATCAAATCCTTTTAAAGAGGTATTAGTACATTACGGTATTGGTAACCGTACAATGATTTCATTAGTTAACTTTGGTGAAAAAGATCCGATTGTTGAGTTCGCTAAGCAATTAGCTACAGCAGGCGATAAAGAAAACTGGGTTATGTCTAAGAAATTAGAACCAAAGATGCGTGTATTTGCTCCTGTCATCGTTAGAGGTGAAGAAGAGAAAGGTGTACGTTTATGGGAGTTCGGTAAGCAAGTATATGCCGAGTTATTATCATTAGCTGACGATCCAGATGTAGGTGATTACACAGATGTAATCGATGGTCGTGATATTACGATTGAAACTACTGATGCAGCAACTAATGGTACTGGTTATAATCAATCTAAAGTACGTGTTCGTACTAAAACCACTCCTCTATCAGAAGATGCTAAAGAAGTCGAGAAGTGGTTAAATACTCAACCAGAAGCATTTACTATCTTTAAGAAGTATTCTTATGACGAAATGAAAGAATCTCTGTTAAGTTGGTTACACCCTGAAGCAGCTACTGACGAACCAGCCGTACCTGCAGCACCTGTAGTAGAAGCATCAACTCCTGCTAATAAACCAGCTTCGTTTGCTTTAAATACAAAACCTAAAGCAAGTATTGACGACGAGTTTGACGAATTATTTAAATAAACAAATACATGGCAAAAGGAACTAAAGCTTCTCTTAATGAGAGTATAGCTGGTGCCCTAAAGGGTACTTTTAATCTAGATAGCTTCAAAGAAGCAAAGAACTTATCTAGTACATCGATTAAGATGAAAGAACAAAAATGGATACCTTTGTCAAAAGCCTTTCAAGACTGTTTATCTATACCTGGCATCCCACAAGGCCATATTACACTACTCCGCGGTCATTCTGACACCGGTAAAACAACAGCTCTACTAGAAGCAGCAGTAAGCGCCCAGAAAATGGGCGTCTTACCTGTTTTTATTGTTACTGAGATGAAGTGGAATTGGGAACATGCTAGGTTAATGGGATTAGAGTATGAAGAAGTAGCTGATGAGAATGGAGTAGTTAAAGATTACAAAGGATTTTTCTTGTATATTGATAGAGAAAGATTAAATAGTATTGAAGACGTAGGTGCATTTATTGCAGACCTGTTAGACGAACAGAAAAACGGTAAACTACCTTACGACTTATTATTTTTATGGGATTCAGTAGGTAGTATACCTTGTGAAATGTCTATAACATCTAATAAGAATAATAACGAGTGGAATGCAGGTGCTATGTCTAAGACATTTGGTAACTTTATTAACCAAAAGATCGTATTATCACGTAAAGAGAGTCAACCCTATACCAACTCAATGCTAGCAGTTAATAAAATCTGGGTAGCTAAAGCAGAAAACATCATGGCACAGCCTAAGATGAAAAATAAAGGGGGAGATACGATGTATTTTGATTCTTCGTTAATTGTTACTTTCGGTAACGTTACTAGTTCAGGTACAAATAAGATCAAAGCCACTAAAAACGGTAAGGATGTAGAGTTTGCAAAGCGTACTAAAGTTAGTTGTGATAAGAATCACGTTAACGATGTTACTTCTGCCGGTAGAGTTATTATGACTGCACACGGTTTTATTGACGATACTAAGCAAGCTATTGATGCTTATAAGAAAGAATACTCAAAAGGCTGGTTAAAGACTTTAGGTACCACTGACTTTGATGTAATAATAGAAACCGACGACGACAGTAAGGATATTTTTGACGCTTCAGAAGAATAATAACATGAATACAGACTATAGAAAAATGTTTACGGAAATGGAAAATGAACCGGTAACGACCCTGCATAAAGATAGCAGGGTTCTTATTGTGGATTCGTTAAATACGTTTTTACGTAGTTTTGTAGCAATACATCACGTAAATCCAGCAGGTAACCACGTAGGAGGACTAGGAGGTTTTTTAAAATCAGTCGGTGCTGTGATAAAACAAATACAACCTACAAGGGTTATTTTAGTTTTTGACGGTGTTGGTGGTTCAACAAATAAAAGATATCTTTACCCGGAGTATAAAGCTAATAGACATATTACTAAAATATCAAACTGGGATGCATTCGATAATCAAGAAGAAGAATCTGAGTCTATTACAAATCAAATCTTACGTTTAGTTTCTTATTTAAAATGTCTACCTGTTGATTTAATTGCAGTAGATAAAATTGAAGCAGATGACGTAATTGGATATCTTGCAACTAGGTTTCCCGAAAAGGTAACTATACTATCTACTGATCAAGATTACTTACAACTCGTATCAGATAAAATATCTGTTTATTCACCAGTTAAGAAGGTAATCTACGACCCGGCTAGAGTAGTAAAAGAGTACGGAATTACACCTCAAAACTTTTTAGTAGGTAAAGTTATACTAGGAGATAAAGGCGATAATGTACCCGGGGTAAAAGGTATTGGTGTAAAGACATTAATAAAGCTTTTTCCTCAATTAAAAGAAGAAGAAAAGTTTAGGTTAGTAGTTTTACTAGAACATGCTAAGCAAAATATAGCAAAAAGTAAGCATTATGGTGATATACTTAACTACAGCTACCAATTAGATATAAACAGGAAGTTAATGGATTTACATAATCCAAATATACCTCAAGAAGATAAGGTTACAATAGATCATCTATTAAATAACCCGAATAATGAATACGATCCTACTAGGTTTGTAAAGTTATATAACGAAGACTTGTTAGGTAAAACTTTACTTAGTCCTCAAATATGGTTAAGTGAAACTTTTGCAAAATTAACACAGTATAAGTTGAAAGATCAAGAATAGTTTACTACATTAAAGAATAAAGAGAATTAGTTATGGCAGTTTTAAATCAGTTGAATCAATACGGAGTAGGCTTTCAGGTAAAGGTGATGTCGAGCTTACTAAAGCATAAAGAATTTTTACAGAATATACATGATATATTAGAAGAGGAGTATTTTGATAATCCTGCACATAAATGGATTGTAGAGGAGATTTTAAAGTACCATTATAAGTACCATACTACACCTTCTTTAGACGCATTACAGGTAGAGGTTAAAAAA